TTAGTAAACTCAGCGTTCATATCAATGTCAGTGACGAGTTCTTCTTTTACTTCAATCACGCTCATTTAACCATTCCTCTGGTATAGTTCCCTCACTAAAGGTAAACCCATGTAGGGTTGCCCACTCAGCACAAGTCATCTTAGTCCCATCCTTACGTTTCTTTGCACCCTGTATGGTTGCACTAGCGTTCTGAAACACAAAGCGAATATCCAAGTCAGGATACTGTGCCTTGATTGCCTTCATCTTACGCTGTGCATCCTGCCTGAAGTACCCCTTCAACTCTACATACATAGCATTGATTTGGTTCTCAGTCCCTAGCTTTAGGTCAGGTACATAGTGACGTTCCACATAGTACGCCAGTTTATCTGGTTCATACACATGAGGAACGCCACGCTCGTTTAGGTCAGAGATGACTCGTTCCTCAAAAGTCCCCTTCGGCATCCGCATCTACCTGACCATCGTCAAACATATCTGACGCATCATCCTTGGCTACAGCCTCTGCAACGAAGCCGTCCTCCTCATCAAACATATTCTTACCAGCATACTCAATGAGTTCTATTACTTGTAAGCCAACGAGACGACAGGATAGTCCAACCTGTTTGGTAGCTTGCATCATGTAGGGTACTAAGTCAATAGCAACCTTAACAGTAGAGCCGTTACCAATGAGGATGCCAGTAACAGGGTTACGCTTGGAATCCATTACGATAGGTGCTGAACCCTTCCACTTAGAGCCATCCTTACGGACACCCCCAGCGTTCTTCTTCGCCCTAAACACAATGTTCCCAGTCTCGTCACCGTTTTCATCTAGTTCAGGTGCGTATGGCTTGCGGATGGACAGGCTTGCCTTTAACTTAGGGTTTGCCTTGACGTGATTGTTAAACTCTTCTTCACAGAGATTATCAAGCTGTTCACATATGCTTGCCGCTTCGTCCTCAGGGACAATTACATCAATAGAATATGTACCTTCAGTATTGAACTTGGTGTCAGGTGTGAATACCTTTGCCCAACTTGCAGAACCTTTGATAACAATTCGTTGTGGTTTCTTTTCCATTCATTACTCCAATCGTTGTTGAAATGGCTAGAGGGTAACTTTAGAAACTATGCAAAGAAGTACTCAGATTCAAGTACCCTTTGTAAGTCTAAAGCACCACAGCTAGGTGGATGTGGTAGGTCACTCGTACCTAACACGCTCATTGCATGAGTACGCAATTCGTCTAGGACATCATGCTCCTCATACATCTTAACAAACTCCTCTCTTAGTATGTCAGACAGCAGTGGCATCATAGTAGTATGTGTTCCATAACTATCATGTACCATAGCATAGTCTTTAATACCATAGCCAGAAGCCTTGTTAATTGTCTTGGTCATGGCGGCAGCATCTAGACTGTGAATAAAGTTAGGGCTACTACCAAGTCCTGTTCTTCTCTTGTTTACACTATTATCCTTGTCTTGTAAATAGGTAACTGTAAGGATGTCACCATTAAGGTGTGTCTTAATCCTCTTCTTGTTGGTCTCGTTGTACTGTTGAATGACAAGCCATCCTGTTGGTGTCAGCCATTCCATGTACTTGTTCTGCTCTGAGTATGCCTCGCCTATCTGCTTCACATAGTCCATGACTCTGGATGCCGCTTGGATAACATCAGAGATAGAGTCCCACACAAACTTAGCAAGATAACTACTAGCCTCAAAGCAGTCATCACCAAAGATGTTCTCAGCACCCTCAGCAATACGTTCCTTCATTGCCTCTTGAATGTAACCACGACAGGCGTGGCGTGTACCAGAGTAGGGTACAATCATGACAGGTCTCTTGGTTATCTTCCTGTCAATCCCAAAGGCTAGGCACTTCCGTGCTAGTTCTGTGTCGTCTGCCTGTAGCTTGGCTACTGTCTCGTCAGCTACCTGTTGGTATATATCCTGAGGATGCTCAGTAGGTACAAGGTTAGTAGCATACCCACCACGCTCATCCCTGAGGATGGCAGACAGGTGTTGTAGTCCGTTACAGCTACCATCTACAGCGACAGGTAGCGTGGACTCATAGCCCCATCCCTCTTTGTTCAAGGCGGCAAACTCAAAGCACCATGCTAGGAATTGAAATGGTTTGTCTGCCTCAGTCCACAGCGTGTAGTCGTATGGGTTGGCTACAATCCTGTTGACCTCATCAACAAAGTTCCATGCCCATGTCTCTCGTTCATTCAGGGTTATCTTGTCGTTGCCATACAGGTTAGCACCATGAATACACAACCACCTAGCATCATCCCAGTTCTTGATGGGCATACTGTAGGTAAATCTCATCAGAGACTTAGACCAGTCAGCCCCCTGTGGTGACATGAAGGTACTGCTTGCATACTTGCGTGAGCGAAAGTCATTCTGCCACACATAGAAGAACTCCTCATACTGATTGTAGTCCTTGGCAACCTGTAGTGTACGCTCTACCTGTACACGCTTACTGATTGTCCTGTTGTTCATTGAGTATATCTCATTGCGTCTGCGTGACCAGATGCGGAAGGCATCCCTCTCATCCTCTGACATATCGTTAGGGTCTTTGCTGAAGGGATACTCAGGCAGTGGCAAGTCCTCTCGTGCTGGCAGTCCAGCCCATGACTGTCCACCCTCCCACAGATTAAGCATAACCTGTAGCAGTTCCCGATTGATTGACCATGATGTACCCTGTAGGGCATTGAGACAGGCATACTCTTGCGACAGGTCTAACTTAGATAACCTTCTCAGGTGATACTTCAAACTCATTTGCGCCTCACTATAGGTAACTCGTCAATAACTTTACCATGATACCCACCACCAGTTACCCCTGTCCATTCCTTTGGCGTGATAATACATGGTGCATACATGGGCTTTGCTGTCTCAGCTATCTCATTAAAAGCCTTTATCCATTCCTCTGTTCCTTCTGTTGCTACGACATGGTTGACTGTCTTGTTAGTCTTGACTGTCTGCTTAGTCAGTCTCACCATGCCTGTTGTCCTGATGATAACATCAATCATCCTTAGTCCTACATGGATACGCTCAGTCTTGTCCCATTCAGTGTGCTTGTAGCCATCCTTGTTCATCTTGTGGGTTAACCCAAAGCGTCTGGCTGTCATGCCCTTCTTCATGGCAAGCTTGATGGTGTTGTGTGCTATGTCACCCTCATCCTGTATCCATCTGTCTAGTCTGTCCTGTATTTCTATGTTAGCACCCATGGTTCTAGCCACATGAAGCAGTACAGTCCTGCGTGACAGGCTGTCTATCATAGATACACAGGCAATATAGGCTACCTGATCTGCATCCATGTGCTTGATGAGTCCGTGAGTTATGTCACGGTTAGAATTAGGATGCTCCTGTATCTCTCTCACGCCCTTGCTGACAGCCTCTATGATGTTGGCTAGTATAACCCTACCGTGTTTAGTTTGTGCCTCTCTGTTGCCCTCTACAGCCGCATCTAAAGCCCTTCTAAATCGGTGGATACCACCAGTCATCATTTCTGCTTCAAGTTCAAGCTGATTTTCTAAAGTTACCCTCATAGAGAGACCCCCCTTTTACATATACTTAAGAAGTAACCCGACACAAGGCAACACAAGAAGTAATCCAAAGCCTATCATCTGTAATGGTACAGCGTTGTCTAGGTCAGTTAGTGTACCTATTAGACTGGCACAAAGCATAAACACAATAGGTATCAATATAAACAAATCCATTAGTCTTCTCCATAGGTAAATACCCTAGCTAGTTCTTCTTGTGAGTAGTATGTATGATAATACAATGGTTCTTCTGACCACTGAGTGTTACAGCCAGAGCAGTACCACTCTATCTTATCATCTAGTGCATACAATGCTTCTGCTTCTCCGTCATTACAATGACGACAGACTGCTGTAGCCATGCTCATGCTCTGTTCCCCTCCCTTGTCTTCATTATCTTACCATCCATAAAGCCTGACTTGTACTTCACATGGTACTGTGGTTGCTTGTCCTTGTTATAATCATTGTTATAATCACCAGTGTGATACCCTGCATAGTAACCCATCACATAGGCATCATCATACTTACTTCTTTCTTTTTGCATTGGTCTTCTCCTCTTCTAGAATAAAGTCCATGTACCACATTGGTGAACCATCATCATCCTTCTGTGGAATTATACCAAACTCTTTCCTTAAAGTCCACAGGCAATCATCAAGATTACGAATGTCTGATAGGTTAATATCATGTGCTTCATTTATGCTTGTTGCCATGTTGTTAAGGTCATTGAATATCTTCAACATCTTTTCTCTGGTGTTAGTCATAGTCCTAGTTCCTTCTTCTTCAAGTCTGGATTAAAAAACTCTCTGTATTCCATGCGTGGCATATCTGCCCTGCCGCATGGCTTGCCAAAGACTGCTTCGTATTCTTCCTCTAGCATCCTGTCGGATACTCTGGCGTTGTGTCCTTGTGGTGCGTCCCTCTGTTTAGCATAGAGGTCACGCTTTGTCCACCATGTTTTGAAGCCTGAAGCATCACCATTCCAGTCATGCTCTTGTGCTATCTGCTCACACATCTC